CGTTTACTATAGATTTTTTAACAGCCATTGTTGGCTCCTTTCAAACTAGTAAAGGCTTAAAGTTCCAGGAACTCCCATAGATAAGGGATATGTACTGGGCATTTCACGCTGTCCGTTATATGTAAGGGTTGTGTTCAAATAGGGACGAGGGTATCTTTGCTGTATGTCAACCTCTTGTCCAATAGGAATAGAACCAGGTCTTCCGGTTAATGCCTGAACGGGTTGTGCAAAAGTTGACCTTGCGCCACCAATAACACCATCAAAACCTGTAGCCTGAAGCAGATTGTCAAGAAGTTCTGAATACATTGTCTGTCTTGCTCTTATAGGGGCTGAAAGTGCATCAGCAAAAGAAGTTGGCTGTCTTAAAGCATTTGCCACTCCGTTTGTTGTTGTGTCGATTGCTCTTTGGGCTCTAGCCCTTGTCATGGCATCTGCTATACCTTGGGGCAGTTCATCTGCTCCATTTATTCTTTTAATAGCTTTTTCAAGTCGCCCTTTTCTTTCATAGGCAAGTCTTTCACGAATGCTTTGTGCTTGTGCTTCACGCTCATCCATACGTCTGTTAAGGTCCTGAACCTTTTGGTACATATCAGAACCTACGGGTGCATTCGTTCCGGGTCTTGCGTTTGACGGATAACTAGGTTTATCACTGTCTGTCATTCTTTTATTTATCATGTCTAGCCTCCTATACCATGCTTAACAAGTTGCTGAATGAAGGCATAACTGAAGCAACCATGTTCATTCTGTTCTGCTCAAGCTGTGCCAAGTAGTTTGCGTAGTTCTGCATTGCCTGTGCTTTCTGCTCGTTATATGAAGCCAAAGCATCAGCAAGGCTTGTTTTATGGCTTGTAAGTAACTCTCTTAAGTTGGTGTTGTAGGTCTTGTTAAGAGCGTTACGGTTGTTAGCATAGTTGTTTAACATGTTGGCAGTGGTTGTTTCAGATGCGCCTCCGGTCAATCCCTGTGCTGTTAACAACTGATTAAGGTCACGAGCGTTAATCATCTTATTGATATAGGCTGCTCTTAAAGCTGATGCGTTATCATCGTCAAGGGTCTGCTTTGAAGAATCGTACTGTCCCTGCAGCGCATCCTTACGTGCGTTATATGAACTAAGCAATCCTTCTAATGTAGTATCTCTTGATGAATCCAAGGCTGCTTTTGCTCTGCTGTATGCTGCGTTTGCAGCGGCCTGTAACTGTGCAAGATAAGATGAATAATCAAATCCCCCACCGCCACCGCCTGACGAACCACCGGAATATGAACTTGTCGATGCGCTACCGCCACCGCCACCGCCACTATTTCCGCCACCGCCTGACGAACTGCCGGATGATTTTGAACCTGAGTTTGCTACTGCGGTTGAATAGCTTACAACGGGTGAACTACCTCTGTCTGAATAAGATATAGGACTTTTAGGCAGGGCATCCTGTGGTCTTACGTTTGCACGGCTTGTGATTTGTGCATCCCAGTTTTTAAGTGCCATAATTTATTCTCCTTTCAATAAGCTCGCCCAGGTTTTGGGTCCGCATTTGTAATCAACAAAACCGCATTCAGGGTGGTCTGCTTGATACGCCCCAAGTGCGGTCTTTGTGTCATTTCCATATATTCCATCTGCTCCCTTTGTACCGCACGAATATCCGTGCGCTATAAGGAGCCTTTGCATTTCTGCTACTTCCTCACCTCTGTCACCATACTTGATAACTGGGTGCTGTGCTGTTTCTTCGCTGTACATGATGTCGCAATCAACGTTTCCGTTTATGCCACTAACACGTCCTTTGTCTGTGTACTGCCATATCTTGCAAGGCATAGGCGGTTGAGAAGGTCCCCATATTGCCAACCAAACAGGATAGTTTAATTGGTTCTTATAAAGGACGTTCTTCCAATAATCATAGGAAGCATATATTCCTACTTCATATCCGGCTTTCTTTATGTCCTCACAATATGCTTTACACATATCGGTGATTAACTGACGGGACTTGTAAACATCAATGCCATGCTTCTGTTTGTAGTGGTCTGCATCTTCCATGTCATACCACACACCGTATTTAGGCTTTTTGCCGTTAAGCATCCTTAAAGTATGTTTTGCTTCGCTGTGTGCTGCGTCTACATTTAAGGCGTAGGAGTAAAGGTAAACTCCATAGGGAATGTTGTATGTTTCGCACTTTGAAACGTACTCATTAAATTTAGGGTCATCTTGGCTTGCGCTGTCGCTTCCCCATCCGCATCGGATAATCACGAACTCTACGCCATCACCTTTGACTTTCTTCCAGTCTATGTTTCCTTGTGCGTTGGAAACGTCAATGCCTCTTATTTCCATGCTATCCCTCCACCATTGCCTTGAAGTTTTCGTTTGTTTCTAACTGCTGACGCATCCACTCAAGAGCTTCGTCAACCCAGTATGAGAAGGTTGAAAAAGGAATAAATGTAGCAAACCAAGGGAACTGTTTTACGAACATGTCATAAACCATTCTTAACTTTGCCTGACCGGTTCCTGTTCCTAAAGCCTTTTCTGCTTCGGTAACAGCCCACTTTAACCATTCCTTTGCGTTTGCTCTCTTTGTCCAAATGGCATAAAAAAACGTACCCATTACGAGTACGCATAAGAGAACGTAATTCCAGTTTTCAGCTAACCATTCCATGTTAATCCTCCTTAAGGTCGAATAGTTCAATTTCCTTGTTAAACTTCAACTTGTTTTCGGCTTTCGACTTCCATATTATGAAGCCCGTATGAACGCTTAATTCAGCCCATACGCACCCTAAACCAACTGACACAATACTCATGTCGGGTATGTTTAAATACCCACTAAATATCGTCAAAATGAAGCACGCAACAGTGAATGCCCAGGTGAGTTTAAGGTTTAAAAAATAGAGGCGGTCTGTAAAGCCTCTACGTTTCATGAACTTACGCATGTAATCTCTCCTTAACCCACGTCATGTCTGCTTCCAGCATGTATGTTCTTTCAATAACCTCATTGTGCTTGTCCTGTTTCTTTTCCAAGTAATTCAGCTTTTCTTCAGTGTGGGCCGCTGTTTCCTGACAAGTCGCTTTTATATCGGTTATCATGTCGTACAGTTCATTCATGCTTTTGTTGTACTTATGGTCCTGCTCATCAATCCGGTTTATTATTTCAGACTTAAAGTCCTGAAGTTGTTTGACGTGCTCTTTTGCAGTCTGTTCCTTTGCCTCTTTATGCTTCTGTTTTGTAGCGTGCTCTGAGGCAAGGTAGGTAAGAACTGCTGAGAGAACACCTACTGTCATTGATGAGATATAGGGAAGTGCTTCCATCATGGCATTCTCCTTATTCCTGGTATTTTCCTATCTGCTTCTTCTCAAGGTCGTTGCCCTGATTATCAACAATTCTGATGTCCATGAAGTAGTGCTTCTTGGATTCATCAATGGTAACAAGGTCTGCTGATACATCAGAGAGCTTCTTGAAGTATTTGGATTCTACCTGCTCAAAAGGAAGTTTCCACTGTTCTCTTTTGCCGTACTCGTTGATAGCACCTTCATCGCCTTTTGTCTGCTCAATAGTATCAATGTAATATACTTCCATTTTTAATCCTCCTATAAGATTGAGATTGTTATTGTTGTGACCTCTTCAAGAGGTTCGAAACCGATTAAAACGTTGTTGCCTTCTTTTGTAACTGTGTACGGCTTATCAAAGAATATTGTCATATTTCCTTTAGGAACATTTGTGAAAACAACCTCTGTTTCATCAATATAAGCCGTTTTGGTTAAGGTTGTGGGTGTTACGTCTGCAACACCTTTTCTCACTCCGTCAATGTCTGCGTCCTGATAGAACTTTGTATTGTCTATCTTTTTAGAGAGTGCATTAACAAGGTTTTCAAGGTTTTTCAATCTTGTTTCAATATCCATTTATACGTCCTCCCTTCCGTAGAAGTTACCTTTGGCAACGCAACCTCTAACAGCAGTTGTATTAGTGCTTGTATAAATATACCTAAAACGTGAGTAACTTGTTGTCGCATCTAATATGGCAACATCATTAGAGGCTTCATTGTTGATAAAAGTTCTCTCGTTTGTAAGGTCTACCCAAGTCGAACCATCATTTGACCCTTGTATTTTGTAGTAAGTCTGAAAATGAGCAGATGATACTGAACCCCACCATGTCTTTGCACATATTGCTTTGATTGCTGACGGAAATTGATAGCCAACATAACAGCCTTGTGTAATGAGGTTGTTAGAATTAGATGCCCATTGTGTATTACTATTTCCATCAAAAGCCTTGTAATAATCAGAACTTGCATCTGTGATAGATGAACCAAAGCAAGTACCACTCGGAGTGGTATTACTTGTCATAGTAGGCACTTTAACATTCAGCACGCTTTCAAAGTATTCACTATTACATATTCCTTCGCACCAATCACTATCCGCCAAAAGAGTATTAGCACAATAGTTGTTTGCTCCTATGTCGGTCATGGCTGTGGAATTGTCGCAGATGCCTTCTGCACCCACGAAATTCAGTTTTAAGCCCCAAGTATGCACATTTGACAAACCTGTTGTGCAAAGAAATCTGTAATATCTTTTTCCACTAATGGTTACATTTACTTCTTGTGGGGTATTTGATGCACTAGATATATGGGTAAATTCTGCTGACGCATCTGTCCATGTTGTACCATCATCTGATGCTTGAATCTTGCCCGATAATGAGTTTGCTTGACCCTCATAAAGTAAGCATATTGTTGCCTTTACTACGTTTGCGTTTCGAGGGAAAACATATCCTAAATAGTCATTCGCATGAATGTAATAATTTGTAGCGTCATTCAACCAACCTAGCGAGTTTGAAGAATTAAAGGCTTTCCACTTTGCATAAGTGTCACTTCCCATTGTAGCTTCACCCGAACCTATACATTCTCCACTCGGAGCCGTATTGGATGTCATTTGAGGAACGCTTGCTATTTCAATCCACGTCTTACTCCTCACCAAATAATCAACAGCATTGCTGTCACTTGTTACGGCAAGTAATGAAGTGGAATCGGCAAGTAAATCAGCCAGTGTGGTGTATGCTTTGTCCCATATTTCTGCACAATGCAAAAGAATCTGAATATCATCTGTGGGTAAAACAGTTGAACCCTCAGGAGTTGAATACAATGACTCGGTTACATCAGACATTACAACCGTAGTGGAATGAGTAACGCCCTGTGCAACACCGCTTATGATATAAGTCCCTGCCACCAATCCTTCATACTCTACTTCATATGGAGATGAAGAAGGACAGGTTTTCTGATATGTATGGGTTCCGTCTGTACAAGTAATAACTGAACCTGCGAAGTTTGCATCGCAAGTCACGATTAACTTAAGTCCACCCGAAACCTTTGTGCATTTAAAATATGCCATCTTATCACCTCACTATTAAGTAGACGCTTATAGCATCTGTCTGTGCATCGAATGTTAAATCCGCCTGGCCGGTTGTTACTGTCACATCTGTGGGCGCAACACCGTATTTGTCAGCGTATATTTCGATTGTTGAAGAAGTGGTGATTTTTGCATCGGTAAAGGTCAGCGTGGTCGAACCCACTGTAAGGGTCTGTGCTGATAACTTCTTTCCGATGTTTTCTCTGTTAACCCACTTGCTTCCGTTCCACACAGGCACATCACCATCTGACGGAGAAGTAATCTGTGCATCCGTAAGTTCATCCAAAGCAACATCAGCTATGCCATCATCGTTTGCATCGTACACGGCTTTGGTCATGTCACCGCCACCCATCTGCTGAACGTAATCAACAATAGCTCCTGCGGTGGGGATTTTCTCATCATCATCACTGATGGTGTCAACGACTGCGGTAATGCCAGTGAAGATTGTTGATAACGAAGAAACAGGAATGTCTAACGCCTGACACTCTTTAAGAATGACATTTATCAGAGCCTGAACCTTTGTGTCTGCATCTTCCTCTAATGATTCAGAAGTTAATAAGAATGAATAATCATCATCAACGGTTGCACCTAAGTCTGCTGAAGCGGTCTTTGCTTCCAACGCATCTACTAACGCATTATGCTTAGGGGGAATGACTTCCCTTCCTAATTCGTCAAACTTATGTTGCATATCCGAAACGGATAAGTTTGGAACATCAGGCAGTCCAGTAACGCCTTTGTTTACTAAATCCTCTTGTGTAATTTTTGGAAAAGCCATAACTGCCTCCTATCCTTTAAAGTTTCCGTTTTCAACAAACTCAAGGGCAATGTTGTAAAGTCCCAAAGGCTCATTCACTGTGTCGTTTACAAGTCTGAATCTTGCGGAGTCTACCTTCTTGATTCTTAACTTTGTTGAAACTATCTGCTGTGTTGTATCTGTTGAGAACGTCAATTTGGAAAAGATAAGTCGTGAAAATGCGAAGTATCTTGCTGACGTATCATCTTTCTTTAAGAAGCTCCAAATACCATGCCTCATCGCGTAAATCGACAACGAAGTAGCAACGGCACTCTTTAATCTAATCGCCATATACTTGAAGGTTTTGTTTTTGTAGAATAACTTTCCGTCCAAGTCAGGGGTTTCCCATATTGCTTCAATGGCCGCGCCATCATCTGCGTATGAGTAAGGGGCTTCTTCATCTATAAAGAATCGGCACACTTTACCGTCTTTTGTGCCAAAGAAAAACCTTCCTTCTTCAACCCACATCACATTTGCCGGAATGTTAGTACGATAAAACGCTGCGTACTGTCTGTTTGAATAAGGAAGATTCTTTTCTCTTGCCATTGGCTGTAAGCCATCAAGAATGTATAACTGATTGTTGATACACAACCAATACATATCGTTGTAAACACAGGCATACGCATCCGTTAAATCTGCTTCGGTTTCCTTAAGCATCTTGCCGTTTAAATAGAAGGAACGGTTCTGTGCATATTTCTCGCCTGTTACGTCCTGTGCGGTGATTGCGTATATTCCCAATCTTGTCAAGAACAGTGGTTCATTTGACAGATAAGCAAAGGAATATGGTGCAATCGCTCCTGCACCTTGTAATGTATTGGCAATCTTAAAAGCAGGCTGATTGTCGCTTGATAATGTACCTGACCTTAAGATAACGGTTTGGTGTTCCTCATTTTCATCTTTGTGTGCTGCCAGCAATGAGGAAATGATTGAGTAACCTACTATTGCTGACCTGCCTGAACCTAATACTGAATACCCCGTGTCAGGGAAGTATGTAGGGTCTTTTAATCCTGAATACCAATCGTAATTGATGTAGTCAGGGTTTCCACTTAAGAACAATCTGTCCAAATTTCCGTTAACACCGTACTGAATACCGATAGTACATTTGTTTATTCTGTCGGCATATCCCTGAACTGTACGATAAGCAGTGATACGGACATTATCTTCTCCTGTTACCACTGGTGTAGGGGGAGCCTGAACAAAGGAAACAATTCCGGTAGCACGGTCTACGGAGTAATCAGTTGTCAGAACTTTGGTCTGCCATATACCGTCATTGTCCATGACCTCAACTTTAACGGGTGTATCATCTAACCCACCAAAGGAAAGGTGATAGTCTTTCTTTGTGCCATCGCCTTGAAATAATTCCTTAAATCCTGGCTGTAACAGATTCAACGCTTCATAGTCTTTACCACCGCCATCAGGGTCTTTTGCGATTGTTAATGTGGGAATATAAGCAATGGACTCTGCGGTAACTAAATTAGTTCCGTCATAAATCAGCAGTGCTTTTCCATCAGCTATTACAACCTTGTCTTCAAACTGCCATGACTGTGAACGATGATTATTTGCTTTGTAGTAAATAATCTCTCCATCTTTATAGAAGCATTCGCCTACATGGATAATAGGGTCATGACCATGCATAGTATGATAGCCATTTACTTTATCTACTTCTTTTCCGTAAGGTGCCCATATCGTTGACTGTCCAAGTGTAACCTTAAAGGATTTGTCTGAATATGAGCCGGTGTCCATAAAGTATAGGATAACCGTAAGGGACGTGGCTTCAGTAAGCGTAAATGAAACGCTTTTTTCCATTCCGGTTGCGTTGCCGATTTCAGCAACATTGTCAACACCATCATTTAAGATAATCGCTAATTTAGGCGTACCAAACTTATTGCAAGAAAAATTGTATGTACCTGCTTCAAGTTCAATAGGTTCTGAAGGTGATATTGTTAACCCTGCGTTGTCCGGTGTGCCATTTAGTTTAAATGAATAGTTGTTGGAACTCTTTGTTACTGTTACGCCACTGCTTGTGACGTTCTCGCTAAAGTTGAAATGGTTAGAAGCATATTTTTCAATGACTTCATAGCCCATGCACTTTCTAACTTTGCCAGGAACATCACGGATAAGATTCACACAGTTAGGGGATTGATACTCATTTACGGTTGCAGCGGAGTTAGTGAAGTCACAACCTAAAAAGGTGTCAATCGTCAATATGGATTTTGTTACCGCTTTGGGTACTTTAAAAGATACGGTCTGTCGGGACTGGTCTATCATTAAATCCACCCACTTTCACTTGTGAATCTCTCGGATGTAGGAGCATCTGCAGAATCTTCTGCAAGACGGGCCAGCTCCACCTCAAACTCATTTCTATAAGAAGTGGCAATGGCCAGGTCATCCTCCTTATATAATTCTGATGCAATGTAAACAGGTAACAGAAGCATCAAATCATCAGGAAGGTCAAATATGTAATCATCTGTGGTATCGCTTGTAACCATCTGAGGGAATGAGCGATAGTAAACTAAATATTTACCGGGCTTGTCTGTTCTTAATACAAGGGTGTGCTCACCTTCAAAAGCGTATGTACTGGTCTGTGCATACTTCTGTTTAACACCGTTGTAGTAGACATCCTCTATATGGTGGAAGTCGGATACCAATGTCTTTAAGTCGTACTTCTCACAATCCTGATATGCAGGAATGTAATCTTCTGACTTAAATGAAACTGAATAAAAGGCTAAATTAGCGATAGTTAAAGGATAGGTAGGGATAAACTCGAACTTAACCTTTGACCCTGTTAAAAAGCCTTTTTTAACTGCGTAACTGTCACTATCCAATTCCACTGTGTCTACTAACAGTTCGTCACTATACACTTTTAATGTGCCGGTTCCTGTGTACTCAAAGTAATAGGACTTAGCACCTTCCATCTCCACAGTGGCACTGTCATTTAATAAGACAAGGTCATGTGGCTCGCTAATCATGTTGGGAATAGGATTGTGAGCGATACTCACGCTTTTAAGAACATAACGTCCTACTCGGGACAGAATAGATAATGCCTCGTTACACGCCTGGGGCATAGAAGCAACGTAATCTTTGACGGACTCGTCCGAAGGGATGGTTATGCCATCAGCGGCAAACATCTTCTGTAAGCTGAATAATTTAACGTCTTTCCAAGTCCAAATCATAACGCACCTCTTATTTCTTTGTTGCTTTTCTTCTAGGTTTAACCTCTGTGGGCTCCTCTTTAACTTCCTCTTTTACTTCCTCTTTTACTTCCTCTTTGGGAGCCTTCTTTTCTTCATAGACCTTTGATTCATAGCGTGCAGGTCCGACCACGCATACTTTGGTGATGATGTGCTTTACGCCATCTTCCACGTAAGTGTCACCAACTTTTAATCCATCGGGTATCATATAAGCTCCTTTCATAATCAAACGGCCCCCGAAGGGGCCGCCGATTAGGGGGGTGAGAATTAAAGTGTAGAACCGGACTGTGCGCCGCCCATTACGAAGGCACGGAAGTCACGGAAGGCAGGCATGAATCTTGCACGACCAGACCAGTTAAGGTTTCTTGTATCCTCGTCAATCCAGTTACGAACATCAAGAGGAACTCTGTCGTAGAACATGGAAGCAAGAAGCTCCTTGTTTGCTGCGCTTGACATGATGATGAAGGGGTCTTTGGAAACGCCATCAGCCTTCTGCCAGCAAGGGTCGATTACGAGGTTCCACAGGTTCTTCTGTGTATTTACATCGTTGTAATCAGAACCAACTACACGGTCACTTCTGATGATTCTCTTTACTGTATCCTCAAGAACAGGGCAGTTTGAGGGGATGATGATTGTATCGAATGTGTATCCCTGAATGTGACCTGAAGCGTTCTTGAAGTTTCTACCAACGTTAGCGAGCTTGTTAAGCACTACAGAGTCTGAACCAAAAGCATCTGTGAATACGTTGGACTGTCCACCTGCATGAGCGGTAGAGAAGAGTGCTACACCATCACCAGTGGTTGCATCGTATGACTTGCCACCGAAGAGGTATGTGGAAGCACCACATGTAAGAGCGTCAGAAGCCATCTGTGCTCTTGTTCTCTTATAAGAACGAACAAGGTTCTGAGCTGCAGCCTTCATAACGTCAATGTCGCCATCCTCTTTCATCTCCTGAGTGCAAGCGAAGCCGTTTGTGAAGGTTTCATGTACTACGAGCTTAGGCTCTGCTTCCTGGATGGTATCAAGGGCAATCTTGTCGCCTTCCTTTGTAGGAATCATGTTGCCGATAGATGTAAGACCTGCAGTCTTTTCTGCGTACTTCTTAGAGGTCTTCTCGTTGTAAACTGCTTTAACGAAGTCATCATACTGACCCTTCTCGTTATCAACATCGTTCATTACTGCGGTGAGTACCTGACCAATGGGCTTCCAAAAGTCATCGTTTAATCCGCTGTTCTTTGAAAAAATAATAGACATATCTTTTTCCTCCTTTAGAATCTGATTACTACTTCAGAACCGCTTGCGCCTGTTCCGAGCTTCTCGATGATTTCTGCTACGCCACTTGTGGTTGTTGCTGTAACCTGAAGGCCATCGGTGTGAAGAGTTACCTTGTCGCCTACAGCAAGGCCTGTGCCATCGCCATAAACAGGAACTCTGTACTCCTGACTCTTAACTACCTGGTAAGCTGCAACTTCGGAAAGACCAAGGCCTTTTCCTGCACAGATGTACTCAGGTGATGCTGTTGCGCCACACTTAGCAGCTTTGCCGCTTGTGATGACAAGAGCCATGCCGGGTGCATAGGTAACGCCAGTGTTACCAGGGATTGTCTTTGTTACGGGAGAACCTACTCTCTCGTTGTCCTTAAAGTATTTGAACATTTCAAATTCCTCCTTTATAAAGTTGAGTTGTACTTTTTCTTCAACTCCTTCATGGAGAGGTCGGGGTAACATTCTTTCCAAACAGCAAGTTCATCCTTGGGAATATCCACAAGTTCCTTGCCGGCTTCATCTGAAACACCGACTGTGCTCTGAAGATGTGAAGTTGATTTCGCCTGATTGATTGCTGACTGTTTTGCAGCATCAAAGGTCTTTGTTTGGAGCCTTTCAAAGTTCGCAAGTTTGTAAGCATCGACAAAGGAATATCCCATGTCTACTTTTGCTTTGAACTCTGCAAAGTTCTCCATTTTGCCACCAAGTTCGGGTGGTAACAGGTCGTTAGGATTTGTGATGGAAGGGTCAAGAGCATGGATTTGGTCAATCTCGCTTGAAACGGTTCTGTCCATTTCCTCTGCTTGCTGACGTGCCAATACTTCCTGGGCCTGTCTGATGACAGGATTGTTCTGAATCGCCAGGTCAAGAATCTCAGGATTCAGACCTGCGTTCTCTAACTCCCGTCTTGTCTGCGCTTCTCTTTGGGCGTTAAGAGCATCAAAATAAGACCGTGCGTCTGTGACTTTCTCGCCGGTAATAGGATTGGTATAGTTACCAAACTGCTCGGCTACACGGGCGTTTAAACGGTCTAATTCAGCCTGTACTCTTCTTGTCTGTGCCTCGGCTTCGCGCCTTGCCGCTGCGTACTTTGCGTTTTCTTCGGGCGTTTGAACGGGTTTCTCTTCTTCGGGAACATCCTCTGGAACATCCTCTGATTCTTCAGGAACATCCTCAGGTTCGTCGTAGTAAGAAACACCATCTTCAAGGTCCTGGGGTGATGCGACTTCCCCTGTTGCGTCATCGTCTGCAAAGAACTGCAAATTGTACTTCATATTTAATTTCCTCCTCATGTTTGCGCTGTCGAATGCGAATTTTATGTATGAAAAAAGCACCTCGTAGGGTGCTTTAATCAACTTGGATTTCTACGGTTTCAACAACCGTTTTGTAGTTTGGACACTGTGGGTTCCTACACACAAGGTCCTGTTCAACTATCTTGTGGTCATCTTCTTCACGGGTTCTTGTGGAACCGACTCTCATCTCGATGCCACATACGGGGCACATCATAATGAACCTCCTAACTCTCCTACGAGGGATTGTGCTAACAACGGGTCGGTTGTTACACCTTCTTCCATAGGGTTCTCTGTGAATGATTTCTCAGTTTCATCCTGAACATAGTCATCAGGAATTAATGCGGAGTTTCCTGCCGGAGCCATGCCCTGCTCTGTAGGCGTTGCCATCTGCTGCATTAACTTCTGCTCCTGAACCTTCTCCTCAAACATCTGCCTCATAGCTGAAGCGTTAGGATAGTTATTCTGCTCAAGGAATGTCCAGTAACGATACATAGCTTCGGGCTCGCCTAGCATTCCAAATGCACCACTCTGTAACTTCATATCTGCCTGTTGCCACATTGCTTCTCTGTTCATTAACATTGTGGATGTAGGGTCGGTTTCAAAGATAAACTCATCATCCCAGTAGAACTCACCTGCAGCATCTCTTCGTAAGAAGTCATAGCGGTCAAAGTGTTCAAAGGCAAACTCACCGTCCTTGTCCTGATAAGAAAAAGGAACTTTTTGGTCTGAATAAGCCAACATAAACTTGAAAATCATCTCGTATAAGCGAGCATAAGCATCGTTCTTTAAGACTCTCTTTGACTCTAATCGTCCTGCGGTCTGATTGATTGAATACTGCTTCGCTGTACCTGATACTGCAGAGGGGTCATATTTGCCCTGGAAGGAGTCTGTAATTCCCAAGGTGGAACGCGCTGCGTCGTAATTGTCAGCCATGACTACACGGTCCAATGTGGGGTCTACCTGGGCATTAAATGTTCCTATGAGAGCGCGTTGATTGGCATCATTGACTCTAACAATCTTTAACTCTTCATCTGTGGTTTCAATCTTTAAG